TTTAAAATATTAATTATTTATTTAAACGAATATCTATAATAATAAATAAATAATGGGTATACCATCATATTTTAAAAATATCATAAATGATTATAAAAATATATTAATTCAACAAGATTTATTTAATAAAAAAGTAAATAACCTTTTTTTTGATTTAAATTGTTTGATACACCCGTGTTGTCAAGGAATTATTGATGAACAAGAAATGTTTCATAATATCTATATAAATATGATTAAAATTATAGATATTTGTAATCCACATGATTTAATTTATATAGCAATTGATGGTGTTTGTCCGCGATCTAAAATTGAACAACAAAAATATAGACGATTTAGATCAGCTAATGAAAATAAAATTTGGGATACGAATGCTATTTCACCTGGTACTAATTTTATGAACGAATTAAATATATTTCTTTTAGATAAATTTAAACAATTTCCTGTTAAAATTATATTTTCAGATTCATCTGAACATGGCGAAGGTGAACACAAAATTATGCAATATCTCAAGAAATATAATAATAATGATATTAACATTGTTCACGGATTAGATGCCGATTTAATTATGTTATCTTTAATCAAAAATAATCATATTTATTTACTTAGAGAAAGAACTGAATATAATATTGAAGGATTAAAATCAGAATATGTTTATTTAGATATAGAGTTTTTAAAATGGTACTTAGTACAAGATATTAAAAAAGATTTCGTTAAATTACCAAATCAAAATATAATAAATGATTATATATTTTTATGTTTCTTTATAGGAAATGATTTTATTCATAATTCACCTTGCGTGAATATAAGATATGGAGGATTAGATAATTTATTAGAAATTTATAATCAATTACAAGAAGAACACGCAGGTATATTTTATTTAATTCATAATAATAAATTAGATGGAAATAACTTTAAAAAATTTATAAATATTTTAACATTAAAAGAAGATAAATTATTAGAAAAAATATTATTCATTCGAAATAAACAACATAATAAGTTTAAAAATCAATTTCATGATATATATCATTCATATTTTAATAATGAATGTTTAGATAAATATAATTCATATGATAAAGAATATGAAAGAGATTTTATGAATCATATTCCCATAATAGATCGCATAGATGAATTAAAAATATTTAATAAATTAGATAATAATTGGCAAAGAAGATATTATATGTTTCAAATATATCATCATCATAATTATAATCCAAGTTATGATGATATATTAGAAATTCAGATAAATGATATATGTAAGAATTATTTAGAAGCATTTATATGGACGGCTAATTATTATTTTGATGATTGTTTATCATGGAAATGGTATTATAAATATCATTTTGCGCCTTGTTTTAAAAATCTTAATAATTATTTACAAGATATTAATGATTTTAATATAATAAAAGAAGATAAATTGCCTCTAACAAGTGATGAACAATTACGTTTAATTTTACCAGAGAAATCATTTAATTTATTACCTAAAAATGTTAATAAAATGCCAGAATATTATTATCCAGAATCATTTAAAACGAATTATATAATGAAACGATATAATTGGGAAGGACATCCTATTTTACCAGAGATTATTATCTAATATATATTATATTAAATGGGAGCTCAACAATCTATTACCAAACCGGCACCACCTACGAGTGAATCGGGTAATAAGGAGCCCGGGACGTTAAATTCTCCCACATCTCCAGTGACTAATATTGAAGAAGTGACAACCCTATTAGCAGAACAAAACAGCGCTTCGATCAAAAAAGAAGTATTTAAAGAATCAATTGATAATGCCCAAAAAAAACTAGATGATTTAGATAAAAAATTAGTTATAATTTTTAAAAATCCTGCTATCCGCGCGATTTTTGCAAAAGCACTCTCTGATATGCCGAAGCATAAACTTTTGATACTTTTAGAAGGATTTGCTGATAATGATCAAGATAAAATACTGGAGTCAGATGATAATCCTGATGAAGCTAAAATTAATACATTCCTGGGGAGCCTACACAATGCTGATATTAATAAATTAGCGTCGTTTGTTGCTAATTTTTGGGAAAATACTTCTCCTGAATTAAAAGATACAGTAACAAAATTGGTAGATGAACAGGGAAATCTGGATCCTGGTACGGCCATGAGTATTGCGAAACACGCGCACAAGGTGGTGACGGCAGCCACGAAGGGGGAAAGGTTACCAACATCACCAGCAGGAACAGGCGCAGCAGGAACAGGCGCAGCAGGAACAGGCGCAGCAGGAACAGGCGCAGGAACAGGCGCAGCAGTAAAAACTGTGAAAAATACCAATCAAGCCGGCGGCGCCAAAAGAAAATGTAAAAAATGTAAAAAATGCATAAAATCAACTCGTAGTAAATCTAATCGTAGAAAATGTAATAAATATAAAAAATGTCGAAAATCTATTCGTAGAAAATCTATTCGTAGAAAAACCCGCAGAAAATCTAATCGTAGAAATTTAAATAAATTAAAATAATTATTATCTAATATATATTATATAATGGAAACTGGTCAAGTTACTATAATGGCACCAACGGTTAGAACATATAAAGCGAATAGAATTGTAGTACAAGATGAAAGATATATAGGTCCTATTGATAATTTAGCAATATGGTATTATATGAATATAAATGCGGATGCCCAAAATTTAGATTATTTTTATTCATGGAAACTGGCATCAAACTATACCTAATCCACCTCATATTACAGTTGAATATGATAATAATGGTGTAAGAAGTCAAAAATTTCATATGAGTGTGTATCCTAATGGGCATTTTTTTTCAACAACTGTTACCTAGACATGGACCTATAAGATCTGTACAAAAATCAACAAAATCAAAAAACACCACAAATCACCTAAATTAACTAAAAAACTATCTAAGAAAAGAAATCATATGAAACCCAAAAAAGGAACAAAATAATCTTGTGAACATTTTGCTAATTATCTGCCATATAATAAATATAAAAATGATAAAATAAATGATAAACTTGATATAACATATAATGGAAAAATGTAAGAAATAATTTATATATATATTATTATGAGTGAATCAGAAGTAAATAATTGTCAGCAATCAGGTACCATGAGTTTAAATGCTAGTTGTGTCCCAGATTTAATAAAGCAAATTAAAGAGAAAAAAAGAAGATTAGATTTATATAGAAAAATATTAGAGTTGAAATATAATAGATATAAAAATTGTCATAATTTTTGGAGTATTAGTACTATATTATTATCAGCCGTATTAACATTAGTTGAATCATCAAAATTAATATTTTTAAATAATGAAAATAAAGACGTAGTTTTACACGATTTTTTTGATTTATCGCCAATATTTATTAGTACTGTTATAACTTGTTCAACTAGTATATTAAAATTTAAAAAATATCAAGATAAAATGGAATTATTAAATAATATTATAGAAAAATGTATAAGTATGATTGCAAAATTAAAAAATAAAAAAGAATTATTATTATTACAAAATAATTGTTTTAATAAAGAATTATTAGAAAGTTTAATAACATCTTATAATGAAGGCATATTACCAGAATATTGTATAATATATCAAGAATCACAAAAATATATAAAAAATACAGATTATGATAAATATTCTAGATTATTAAATTATTCTGAATTATATAAATATGTGGTTGAGAAAGAAAGGTTATTATTTTATGATAAATATAAACCAACAATTGATGTCAATACAATAGTAAAAAAATCTAATAAATGTGTCAGTAATAAATTATGTTGTTGTTAAATTATGTTGTTAAATTATAATGACGGGAAATCTAATTTACTATTAATATTAAATACTGGATCTTCTTCTTTTAATGATTGACCATTAGGTGGTACGTATTTGGAAGCTGTTCCGTTTTTAACAGTAGATTTCTTTACGAAAGGAACAACATCATTTTCTTCTTCAAATGTAATAGGAATAGTTCTTTCATCAATACCAAATCTGTTAAATTGGTAATTATCGAGAGTCCTTGGTTGTAACCCTTTATCAAAATTAAATTTACCCATAACTCTAATGGGTCGTTCTACATTAGAAATAATATCAATATATTTACAATTTAAATGATAGTGCGCAATAATTTTTTTCTTTAAATCTAGGAGAGTTTCTGTGGCATTGCATTCAAATGTTTCATCAACATGGTCGGTCTCTTTAACAATAAAAGTAATCATATTTTTTATATTATTAATAATGTTTTATTTTTAAATCAAATTTTTTTATATAACTATAAAATATAATGAAGAATTGTGATATACCATATGAAAAGGTTAAACAATGTAATAATAATTCACATGTATTAATAAATGCTTTGCCTGAAAAATCATATATTAATGGCCATATCCCCGGAAGTATATCTTTACCATTAGAAAATTTTACGGGCACTTTGAATGATTCTCAAATTAATAATATTGAAACAACACTCCGTGATAACACTACTGAAAAAATATTATCACAATTACGTAAAAAAGAAACAAATAAAATTTATGATATACCAATTATTATTTATTGTGCGAACACATCATGTCAAATATCTAATAAATTAGCAGGTATTTTATTGAAATTAGGATTTTTAGATGTATCTAATTATCCTGGCGGTATTAAAGAATGGTCATTAAAAGGGGGCCCGATAGAAAAAGGTAGATGTAATAAAAATATAATGGTTGGTGGCGATATTAAAGAAATAATACAACAAACTAATACTGTTAATTGGTTATATGATAAAGATAATACTGATGAAGATAAACAATCTAAAAAAGGATCAAAAGAAAAACAAAATAAAGATGAATCTAAACCAAAACCATCAAAAGAATTTAACTTAAAATCAGATATTGAAAAATTAGTATATAAAAATGATATTTATGATCATAATATTGAAACTGATGAAGTTTTCAATGAAGATAATAATTTAGTCGGTAAATTTACCGGAAAAACTATAAAATTCTACAAAAAAGGACCTGTTAAAAAAATTGTAGATGAAGAAACATCTAGTGATGAAGAAGATACATCTAGTGATGAAGATACATCTAGTGATGATGAAGATAATGAAGGTAAAAATGTAACATACAGAAAACATAAATTAAAAGTAAGATGCATGAGTGATGTAACACCAAAAGTATATAATGAAAAATTTAGAGGATGGGGACTAACTTTTTGGGGTTGAATTATTGTTCCGAAGTATGTTTTTTTTTAATAAATAATTTAATAACATTAATAA